GCCTGGCCCGTACCGCGCGTGGGTGCGCGTGACGGCGACACCTGAGCTGCCGGTGCTGGACACCGCCCCGTTCGACATCAGCTAGGAGACGACCATGCGAAACAAGGGCTACGCCAGCCGTGCTCAATGGCGCTGGGCGTTCGCGACCCACAAGAAGTGGGCACGGCGGAAGGCTCACGAAACCCCGGGCGGCCCGGTCGTCCGCTACCGCCGGCTCCCTGCCAGGACGGGGGTGCGTAAGCGCTGACGTTCACACCGTTCAACCTCGGCCGGTAGATCATCACTCCACCAGTCCGAGGGGAGCCCGTAAATGCCTGACGCCGCCACCTACATCGAGACACGCCAAGTCCCTCTCGATGAGCTCACACCGTTTCCCGGCAACGCCAAGCGCGGTGACATCGAGACCATCCGGGAATCCATCCGCCGCAACGGTCAGTATCGTTCCCTCGTCGTCAGGCGCATCGACAACGGCCCCCTTATCGTCCTCGCCGGCAACCACACCATGCAGGCCCTGGCCGCCGAAGGCCACGCCGTGGGCCGCTGCGAGATCGTGGAATGCGACGACGCCACGGCCCGGCGAATCAACCTGGTGGATAACCGCACGGCCGAACTCGGCAGCTACGACAACGACGCCCTCACCGATCTGCTCTCGCACCTCGACGGCGACTTCGACGGCACCGGCTACACCCAGGACGACATCGACTCCCTGCTCCAGGTCGAGAAGCTGCCCATGGCGCTCACCGACGCCGACGACGTCCCTGAGCCCCCAGCCGATCCCCGGTCCAAGCCCGGCGACATATGGCTCCTCGGCCCCCATCGGCTGCTCTGCGGCGACTCCACCGACGTCGTCGCAGTCGAAGCCATGCTCGACGGCGACCGAGCCGACTGCATGTGGACCGACCCGCCCTACGGCGTCGACTACGTCGGAAAGACCAAAGACGCCCTCACGATTCAGAACGATGGCGCCGACGGCCTCCAAGACCTCCTCGCCAGCGCATTCGCGGTCGCCACCACCGCCCTGCGACCCGGTGCCCCCGTATACATCGCCCATCCACCGGGGCCGCTGTCACTGGACTTCGCCAACGCCTTCCTCAATGCCGGATGGCTCCTCCGCCAAACCCTGATCTGGGTGAAGGACTCCATGGTGCTCGGCCGCTCTGACTACCACTACCGCCACGAGCCGCTCCTCTACGGCTTCACCGATGCACCCGCAGGCTCCGGACGCCTCGGCCGGGGCGGAGACCGCTGGTTCGGTGACAACGCGCAGACCAGCGTCATCGAGGTTCCCAAACCGTCACGGAACAAGGACCACCCCACGATGAAGCCTGTCGAGCTGGTCACCCACTGCCTTCGCAACTCCTGCCCTCCTGGCGGAGTCGTCTACGAGCCGTTCGGCGGTAGCGGCACCACGCTCATGGCCGCGCACACGACGAGCCGCATCGCCCGTGTCGTTGAACTCGACCCCCGGTACATCGACGTCATCTGCCGACGGTTCCAGGAACACACCGGTGTACTCCCCGTTCTCGCCTCCTCCGGTGAGACCTACGACTTCGCCGCTCACCACTGACCCTGGAGACCCCGATGCCCATCTCCCGTGCGCAGCGCACCGTCGTCGCCGACCGGCGCACCAAGCTGCTGCAGATGCGCCTCGCCGGCGTCGACTACGACACCATCGCCGACCGCCTCGACTACGGAAGCGCCAGCGCGGCCCGCAAGGACTTCACCCGCGCCATGCGGGAAACCCTGGAACTGGAGGCTGAGAAGGCCGACGAGCTGCGCACGCTGGAACTTCAGCGCCTCGACCGGCTCCAGGCCGCGGCCTGGGCCGATGCCCTCAAGGGCAACCTGCGGGCGATCGAGACCGTGTTGAAGGTCGTCGACCGGCGCTGCCGGCTGCTTGGCCTCGACGCGCCGCTGCGACTGGATGCAACGGTCTCCGAGGAGCCGTCCGCGCAAGACCTGGAGCTCCGCGACATGATCAACGAAGCGAAGGCGCGTATCGCTGCCGAGGAACAGCAGCTGCGAGGCGACCGATGAGCAGCAGCTACCGCTTCGACTCCCTCGTCCCTGCGTGGCTCGCCCACGACGACGGCTACACCGCAGCCCTCGGCCAGTACCTGTCGACGTGCATGGCGCAGCTCGGTTACCGGCTCATTGAGCTGCCCCGGGTCACCGAGACCAGCTCCGCGGCCTCACTGCCTGTCGGCATGCGGCTTGTGCGCGCCGAGTGCGTGGTCGAGGAGTTCGACATCGATGTCGACGACGATGTAACTCCGTACCCCTCGCCTAACGGCCGGGTACGGTTCAGGCTCGACGGCGCCGCCGGTGCATAACCCGTGATCGCCGCCATCACCGCACCCCTCGATTCCTACCTCGTGGGACTCGACGCCGAGGTTTTCAACCTGGACCGCTACCTGGCCCAGGCGGTTCCGGACGTACGTATGCTGGACGATCCCGACGGACGGCGCGTCCTCACCCGCCTGGATCCGCTGTTGTTCGGCCTCATCTACCTTCGTCACCACCTCCGCGACGACGAAAACCGGGTGTCGTTCGCCGACGCGCACCTCGACTGGTGCCGGGCAGCCCGCAAGTGGATCCGCCGCCCTTCCGAGCCGGCCGAGCAGCGCAACGCCTATGTCGCCCCACGCGCCACCGGGAAGAGCACGTGGTGGTTCTTGATCTTGCCGATGTGGGCAGCTGCGCACGGCTTCGTCCGGTTCATCGCCGCGTTCGCGGACTCCGCGACGCAGGCCGAGACGCACCTGTCCACATTCAAACTGGAGCTGGACAGCAATGATCGGCTCCGGGAGGACTATCCGCGGCTGTGCTCCGCAGCAAAGCGGCCCAGCGGCGCGAACGTGGCCGACACGCGCAGCCTGTACATCGCCTCAAGTGGGTTCGCGTTCGCCGCTCGCGGCATGGACTCCTCCAGCCTGGGTCTGAAGATCGGCGAGCGCCGCCCCGACCTGTTGCTCCTCGACGACGTCGAGCCGGACGAGTCGTCGTACTCGGCGGGCCAGGCTGCCAAGCGTCTCACCACCCTCCGGGATGCCGTCTTGCCTCTGAACATCTATGCGCGTGTCGTCCTCGTCGGTACGGTCACCATGCCTGGCAGTATCGTTCATCAGCTCGTCAAGGACGGCCGCGGGGTGGAGACGGCAGCCTGGATCAGCGACGAGAACTTCCGTACCCACTACAGCCCGCCTCTGGTTCGCCGTGACGACGGCAGCGAGCGGTCGATGTGGCCCGCCAAATGGCCGACTAGTTACCTGAAGAGCATTGAGCACACCCGGTCGTTCGCCAAGAACTACGCCAACGACCCGATGGGGGCCGACGGCGACTATTGGTCCAAGGACGACTTCCGCTACCCCGAGGACGGGCAGCTCGACGCCAGCACGCACATGGTTCTGTCGATCGACCCGGCGGTCACCGCCAAGATAACCAGCGACTACACCGGTCTCGCCGTCGTCTCCTGGTCCGCGCAGACCCGCCGCTGCACCGTGCACGCCGCGATCCAGGTCCGCATCCCGCCCGGCGCGAAGCTGCGAGAGAGAGTGCTGGCCTTGTTGGACGAGTACCCGGAGATCGGGTTGATCCTGCTGGAAGTCAACCAGGGCCACGGCACGTGGGATTCGATCTTCCACAGCATGCCGGTGAAGGTGAAGCAGGTCAGCCAGAACGAGCACAAGAGCGTCCGTGCCGCCCGGGCCCTCAACCACTACCAGCGCGGCCGTGTTCTCCACGCGCGAACCCTCCGCGAGTTGGAAGAGCAGATGGTCGCCTTCCCCAAGGCGCCGCACGACGACCTCGTCGACGCCGTCGGCAGTGCGGTCACCCGCTTCCTCGACCAGACGAAACGCCCCGTGCCGACCGCGACCAGCCACATCTACGCCCGCTGACCCACGTTCGCAGCCAGCCCCCGACCGCGGCCTACCGTGATCGCGACCTGAGGAGGACACGCGGTGACCGCAAGCGACGACCTGTGGACCGGCCTTGAGGCGCTGCGCGAGGCCCGGCCCGCGTACGTTGAGGCCGCCGCCTACTACGACGACGAAGTACCGGAGGTATTCGCTTCCGCCCGGGTCCGCCGCGCCATCGCCCGCACTGGCATGGACCACGGCAAGCCGTACATCGCGATGGTGGTTGACGCGGTCGTCGACCGCATGAAGCTCGCCGCCGTCAGCAGCCCCGACGCCGACCAGGCCGAGGCGTTGCAGCGGATCTGGGACAGCAACCGCATGCGTCGCGAGGCCATGAAGGTCCATCAGTGGCAGGCGGAATACGGTGACGCGTACTTGATCGTGCTGCCCCGCGTCGATGACACCGGCGACGTGATCGGCGTCGACGAGTACGCCAACGACCCGCTCACCGTTCGCGTGATCTACAGCGCGGAGAACCCCCGCGAGAAGGCCTTCGCGATCAAGCTGTGGTGTGAGACCGTCGACAGCGGCCGCCAGATTCACCGGGCCGAGCTGTACTACGACAGCCACGTTGAGCGGTGGACCACCCAGGCCGACTCGTCAGGGAATGCGCGCGCGGACTGGGATCCGTGGCTGCCGGAAGCCCTCATCGGCGACGATGGCAAGGCGGTCGAGCCGGACGACGACGCGTGGATCATTGAGCACAACTACGGGGAGATCCCTGTCTACCACTTCCGCAACGCCGAGCCCTACGGAGTCCCCGAGCACCGGCGCGGCTACGGCGCCCAGGACTCCATCAACAAGCTCGACGCCACGCACATGGGCACCGTCGACTACCAGGGATTCCCGCAGCGGTACGCCCTCACCGATGCGGCGAACACCGACACGGGAGACCTCGAACCGGCAGACTTCGGTGACGACCTGTTCCCGCCCGACCCCAACGCCGGCCCGTCCGACAGTGGTGACGACTCGTCCCTCAAGTCCGGGCCAGGTGAGGTATGGACGCTACGTGGGTTCAAACAGGTCGGTCAGTTCGACGCCGCGCAGCCCGCGGTGTTCTACGACCCGATCGGGTTCAACATCCGCTCCATCGCCGTCCTCACCACGACGCCCCTGCACCTGTTCGACCCGTCCGGCGACCAGCCCTCAGGCCAGTCGATCAGGGCACAGGACGCCCCGTTCGTGGAGAAGATCAAGGACCGGCGGGAAGGCGCCACCGATTCCTGGCAGGACTCCCAGGGCTTCGCCCTGCATCTCGTCGGGTTCGCCGACCCCGTTGTCGACGTGCGCTGGCACGCCGCCGAGACCGTCGACGACAAGGACAGCTGGGAGACCGCCCAGATCAAGTCCGGTCTTGGCGTGCCGCAGCGGCAGCTGCTTCTGGAGGCTGGCTACTCCGATGACCAGGTCGAGGCCTGGCTGGAGTCTCCGACCGACGACGCCGCGGAGCTGACCCGCCGTCTCGATGA